CCAGTCAATTGTCATTGATGACCCAGATAGCAGAGTGCCGGGCGCTGTTAGTTGGGTATGGGCGTGCGAGGATTTATTATTCACAGGATTTTCATATTTTCAGGTGATGTCGCTTTTTGCTGACACATTTAGAGTAAGAGAAATGTGGCGCGTTGCTCCTAATCGTGTTGGTGTTTTCTTGAACGATAAAGGCACGCAGATTGAGTATTACACAGTTGATGGAATGCAAGTGCCAGATAGTGGTGTTGGATCGCTTGTCGTGTTTTATGGCAATGATGAAGGTTTGTTAAATAGAGCCGGTCGCACAATTCGCGCCGGTGCAGAGCTTGAGCGAGCAGCTGCAATGTATGCACGCGAACCTGTGCCATCAATGGTTTTAAAATCAAATGGCACAGCATTGCCAGCTGACCGCATTGCAAAATTGCTTGATGCGTGGGGGGCAGCGCGAAGAAATCGTGGCACAGCTTTTCTTAATGCTGACATTACAATGGAGACTGTTGGCTTTACACCGGAGCAAATTGGCCTAAACGCAGCCCGGGAAATAATTGCAACCGAGCTTGCACGCGCCGTGGGAATTCCGGCTTACTTTATTGATGCGCCGACTGGATCATCCATGACCTATCAAAACGCCCAGACGGCGCGTCAAACTCTTTTGGATTTTTCGCTGCTCCCGTTGATGAACAGCTTGACATCCGACTTTCAATGCCAGATTTCACGCCATCAACACAGCGCGTTGAATTTGATTTGAAGGCTTACTTACGCGGCTCAGAAAAAGAGCGTGCAGAGATTTACAAGATTTTGTTCGACATCGGAGCAATCACTACCGATGAAATTAGACAGATGGAGGATATGATCTCATGAAGCTAACAACACCGATGGAAATCACGGCAGCTGATTCTGATTCAAGAACAATCACCGGTCGCATAGTTGCATTTAATGAGCAAGCAAATGCCAGCACAGGCAAAGTTACTTTTGCTCGTGGATCAATTGTGCCTCAAGATGTTTTTTTAAATCTTGAGCATGACATCACACGCAGAATTGGAAAGAGCATTGCCATGAGTGTTAATGACAAAGAAATGACAGCTACTTTTAAAATTGCCAATACAACAGCCGGCAATGATGCATTGGTTGAAGCAATGGAAGGTTTGAGAGATGGCTTTTCAATTGAATTAGCTGTTGATGATTATGAAATGCAAAAAGATGGCACAATGAAAGTTAAGAATGGCCGGCTTGTAGGCGTGGCACTTGTTACCGAACCGGCTGTTCGTTCAGCTCGCGTTTCAGAGGTAGCAGCATCAGAAGATTCTGAAACTGAAATAGTTGCAGATAACACAAACCCAAATGAAGGAGACAAAGTGGACAACACTACCGAAAACACCGCTCCTGCCGTTGAACCGGTAGAGGCTCCAGCTGAGGCTGTACAGGCATCACGACCTGCCTATTACACAGCACCAAGATCACCAATCATCAATAAGGTTACATACCTTGAGCATTATTTGAAGGCAACAATTCTACACGATGAGGATTCACGCCAATTCGTCAAAGCCGCCGATAACACAACAAGCACAGCACCGGGCATGATTCCAACACCACAAAGCACACAGATCATCAACGCATTGGCTAATGCTGATCGCGGAATGATTGATGCGCTAAGCCGTGAAACACTTGTTGGCGAAGGCATGACCTTTGAAATTCCAAAGGTCACAGCTGTTCCAACAGTAGCAAATGTTGCAGAAAATGCAGCTGTTACTGAATCATCACTATCAGCAACATTCTTGAGCGTACCCGTTCAAAGCTTTAAAGGCCGCGCAATTTCAACTGTCGAACTTATTGATCGCAGCCGTCCAGAATATCTAACAGCTCTTTTGCAGAATCTTGAATTTGCTTATGCAAAAGTAACTGATGAATTTGCTGTTGGCACAATTGCTGGTGCAGGTCAGCAAACAGGTGTTAATGCAAACTCAGCAACAGGATTCTTGGCTTACACATCAGCTGCCGCGGTGCTGTTTATTCATCATCACTTGGGTTTGCTCGCAACATCGTTGTTTCTCCTGGACAATGGACAAACATTATGGGTTACAACGACAATGGCGCACCGCTATACAACGCAGCGCAACCATCAAATGCAGCCGGTAATGTGAGAGGCGATTCATTGCGCGGTGTAGTTTCACCGGGTCTTAATCTCTTTGTTTCACGATCCATTGGCAACGCTGGCCCAACAACATCAACTGGAGATTTTTCAATGGTTGTTGTTAATCCAGATGCTTGGACATGGTATGAGTCACCACGCTTTACATTGCGCACAGCAATTCAGAGCGATGGAACTATCGACATTCTTTACTATGGTTATGCAGCAATTGCTCCAAAGATTCCATTTGGCGCAGCATGGAACCAGACCTGATAACTAAAAAATCAAAATCGGTAGCGGTCGCTCCCGAACGCTACTGACACGAAAGGAACCGAGATGCCAGCAATAGTCACAGCCTCACAGCTACGATCCATTCTTGGTGTCTCGGTTTCTTTATATTCTGACGCACAGCTTGATTCTTTTATAGATTCCGCTGAGCAAACAATTTTGCCTTTACTTACGCAATACCAATCATCGGTGACATTTGCCAATGTAAGTGATTCCGTCATTTATTTCACTACAATTCGGCCAAATTATTTTGTGCCGGGGCAGTCTGTCATTGTTACCGGGGCCGGAACATACAATGGCACTTACACAGTCACCGATGATCGTATTGAGCCTTACACATTTACAGCTGCGACAGCCGCGGCTGATCGCACATACCCATTGCCATTTATTCCAAGCGCATTGGCTACTTTATCCGGTGCATCAGCCGCGCAACTTTATGCCAGCACACCACCTATTGAGAACGCAATTTTGGTTGTTTCGGTTGAGATTTTTCAGAGCATTACAGCTCCCGGCAATCAAATTATGTCAGACACATTCCAGCCGCAACCATTTATTTTAGGCCGAAGCCTTACAAACAGAGTCGTTGGGTTGCTTGGGCCATTTTTGGATGTTGAGGCAATGTGCCAATGACAATTGAAGCTGACATCAGAACACCATTGCAAACAACACTTTCAACAATTGCGGCCAATGTCTATAATGGCATTCCAGAGACAATGACAAGCCCAAGCATTGTTTTAATCCCGGGAACGCCGTATCTGGAAAGCGTTTTAATTAATGGCGCAACAACTAAAGTTAAAATCAATTTAACTGTCACCGGTGTTGTTGCTTATATGAACAACGCAGCGGCTTTGGACAATCTCGAACAATTGATGATTGACATCATCAGCACAATGCCCGATGGATACGAAGTCGGCGATGTGAATCAACCCCAATCATTGGAAGTCGGTGCGGGTAAATACCTCATTGCCGATTTACAAGTCAGCACCTACTACACCAACTAAGGAGAAATCATGCCAACAACTATCGTGACCGGCAGAGATATCACATTCACCATTGCTGGTGATACTTATGATGCTCAGGCCACATCCGCAATCCTAACTATTGATTCAACAATCAATACATATCAAACTTTGGACGGCAAGGCGTATTTTACGACTGATTCGCAAGGATCGTTTGCTGTTGAAATGCTTGCCGATTGGCCAGCTGGTGGCTCATTGTGCAACGCACTTTGGACAGCGGCAGACACAGCACCAAACACACCATTGGCGGTTGTCTTTACAGCTGCATCAGGATCGGTGTTCAATTTTGATGTCCAGCCAATTTTCCCATCAGCGGGTGGAACAGCACCGGATGCACAGACTGTTTCACTAGCATTCACCTGTGTAACTACACCAACACTCTAGAAAGGAAATCGGGAGCATGAAACTACAAGTCACAATTGAATTCGTAACGGGGGAGAACGAAACCTATCTTGTTCTCCCACCAGAATTCATGAAGTGGGAACAAAAAACTGGAAACACAATTCAGCAAATAGCCGAGAAATTGGGAATTGCCGATTTAATGTTTTTGGCGTATCACTCAATGAAGCGCGAGGCAGCCGGTAAGACTGTTAAGCCATTTGAGGTTTGGTGCGAAACTGTGATTGACATCAGCATTGGAGAAACCGAACACCCAAAAGTTACGAGCCGGGAACAATAAACCGGATTATTTGGGAATTGGCCATTGAAACTGGATTGTCACGATCAGAGTTTCAAACAGCGGAAGATGTTTTTACTGTGTATGACATTTTGAGGAGGCGCAATGGCAACTAAATCATCCAGAGACACCGGCACCTTTTCTTTTACTGTTGAGCCTTTAGAATTGAAAAATCTATTTAGGCTTTTGTCTGCATTGCCAAAAGAAGTCCAAGATCAAGTAAGAACCGAAGCTCAAACTATGTCAAAGAGGCTTGCCGGGCAACTTATGCAATTTGGCCTTGTATCTCCAACACCACAAGCAAAATTGGTAATGGATTCAATTACAACACCACGCGACCGCTTAATTCGTGTTGATATTGGTGGCACAAAGCAGGTTGGCCGAAAGTATGGCGGCAAAACAGGCAAAGGCGGCAAGCGCACAAATCAATCACGAGCTGCCGCTGGAACGCTTTTATGGGGATCAGAATATGGCTCCCATCCCGGCATTGATAGAGCTGGTAGAAGATACACAAACAGATTTAAGGCTCCAGCAAATCCAAGCGGTTATTGGATAACACCAGCTGTTGATTTTTACACGCCTGTTGTGGCCAAAGAATATATTGCAATGGTTCAAACACTTATCAGAGCGAACGGACTAGATTAATGGCAAAAATTCCAAAAGTCACAGTAACCTTTGATGCTGATTTAGATTCACTAAAAAAAGGCGTTAAAGGCGCAACAACCGAGGTTGATTCATTTGGCACTAAGGTTGGGGATTTCAGCAAAAAAGCGGCTTTGGCATTTGCAGCTGTGGCCGCTGCCGCTGGAGCAATGGCAATTAAAATTGGCGTGGATGCTGTCAAAGCTGCCAGCGATTTAAGTGAGACAATTTCAAAGGTTAATGTCTTATTTGGTGACACAGCTAAAGACATTGAAAAATTTGCAGATAGTGCAGCATCATCTCTAGGCCAGACCAAGCAACAGGCGTTGGATGCAGCTGCCACATTTGCCACATTTGGTCGAGCAGCCGGATTAAGCGGCAAGGATTTAGCCGGCTTTTCAACAGGTTTTGTTTCATTAGCTTCTGATCTTGCTTCATTTAATAACACATCACCAGAGCAAGCAATCAATGCAATTGGCTCAGCATTACGCGGTGAAGCCGAGCCATTGCGCGCGTATGGCGTTTTGCTGGATGATGCTTCATTGCGCCAAGCCGCTTTGGAATTGGGAATTGTCAGCACAACCAAAAACGCACTAACACCACAGCAAAAGGTTTTGGCAGCTCAAGCTTTAATCTATAAGCAAACATCAGCTGCACAAGGTGACTTTGAGCGCACCAGCGATGGCCTAGCCAATAAAACACGCATTCTCACAGCTCAATTAGAAAATGCCAAAGTTACTATTGGTGAGGCACTTTTACCGATTGTTTTAGAGTTGGCAACTTTGTTTTCAGAAAAGGTTATTCCCATTGTCCAACAAGTAGCAGATGCTTTTGGCTCAAATGCCGATGGTATGAGCGGCACATTGCACACTTTGGCAGATGGAATAAAAAGCTTTGTGCAACCTATTTTTGAAGGCTTTAAATCAGCTTTCGATAAAATAAAAGCCACAGTTATTGAAAACAAGGATGAATTCCAAGCTTTCTTTGATGTAATTAAGGCTGCCGCACCTATTATTGGAACTGTGATTGGTAAAGCTTTTAGCATTATTGGTGACATTGCAAGTGTTGTTTTAAACATTATGGCAAATGTCGTAGGAGCTTTGCGAGGATTAGTCAATACAGCAATTGATTTGATAAACATTGCAATTCGAGGTTTTAATTTGTTAAAACCGGGGGCAGACATTTCACCTATTTCTAAAATTGGTACTGGTGGTTCTAGTGGCGGTTTTGCAACAGGAGGCGCGCCGGGTGCAATTTCAGGCGGTAAAGGATCAACTGGTGGAGGCGTTACCGGAGGCGTTACCGGAGGCGTTACCGGAGGCGTTACCGGAGGTGGAACGCTTGGCGGTGGAACATCAGGAGGCAGCACAAGCGGTATAGCCGCCGTGACCAAAAAAGTGACAAAAGTGATAGATGATGTTGCTGGTGCGTTTGATACTTTTACAAGTGGCACAACCACTCTTGCAGGTGTTATGGCAGCTTCAAACCAACCATTTAGGTTTGGCACATCCGGAGTCAATACCAACACGCTTGCTGGAATTATGGCAGCCTCAGCGCAACCAACAGTCACAATAAATGTCAATGCTCCATCAATTATTGATGAGGAGGCATTTAGCCGAGCAACTACAAACGCTTTAAACAATTCATCATTTAGAGGTACAAACGGAGCCAATAATCTGGTGTTTTTATGACACTTTTTAATCCTGTTTGGCGTGTCACTATTGGCGGCGTTCAATATCAAACAGCTATTTTGGCCAATCTTACCATTACCAGCGGTCGCACCAACATTTATGAGCAAGCAAATGCCGGTTACACAAACCTTGAAATAATCAATCTAGATCAATCAAATGTGCTGATTGAAATCAATGATTCGCTGACAATTGAATTGCAAGATTCGACAGCTACATTTGTGCCAATTTTTGGTGGGTCTGTCGTTGATGTAGGCATTGCCGTGGCCGAGGTTGGCAGCGTTGATTATGCTCAACGCATCAGAATTGTTGCATTGGGCGCATTGTCCAGATTGCCAAAGGCATTGACAGATGGTGTTTTATCGCAAGATTTTGATGGAGATCAGATTTACACCATTTTAAAAGAGGTGTTGTTTTTGTCATGGCAAGAAGTGCCACAAGCATTAACATGGGCAACTTATGATCCAACGACCCAATGGCAAGATGCCGAAAATAGTGGATTAGGTGAAATTGATCAGCCGGGCAATTATGAGCTTGCAGCTAGGACATCCTCAGTCATTGATGTTTATTCGCTTGTTTCAGCTTTGGCCACATCAGGCTTGGGCTATATTTATGAGTCGAGCACGGGCCAAATTAGCTATGCTGATTCGACACACCGCACAACATATTTAGCCGCCAATGGCTATGTTGATCTGACTGCCAATCAAGCTTTGGCATCAGGTTTGAGTATCCAATCCCGTGCTGGTGATGTGCGAAACACCATTACGCTGAAATATGGCACGAATTCACAAAATGAGGTCAGCGCGGTTGATTCTGCATCGGTTGGCTTATATGGCCAGCTCGCACAGATTTTCACAACAACTATTAAGCATCAAGCCGATGCTCAAGATCAGGCCGATTTCTATTTGGAGTTAAGAGCCTACCCACGCTTTAATTTTAACAACATTACATTTGAGCTGACCAATCCAGAGCTTGATGATACCGACCGGGATGATCTGATAAATGTGTTTATGGGTATGCCTGTCAATATAGCCAATTTGCCACTTAACATGAATTCTGGCGATTTTTTGGGTTTCGTTGAAGGCTGGACATTTTCGGCCAGATATAATCAAGTCAGCGTTTCAATGATTGTTTCACCGATTTCATTCTCATTGCAAGCCATGCGATGGAATGATGTGCCGGTGACAGAACTATGGAGCACAGTCAATCCAACTCTGGATTGGATCAATGCCACAATTGTGGCGTAAGGAGAAAACATGACAAATCCAACGAGCAATTATGGATGGCAAATGCCAACGGCCACAGATTTGGTCACGGATTTGCCAGCTGATTTTGAGGTATTTGGTCAAGCTGTGGATACAGCTATGGCTGATTTACTAGGTGGCACATCAGGTCAAATTCTGGCAAAAAATTCAAACACAAACATGGACTTTGTGTGGATTACAAATGATGTTGGTGACATTACAGCCGTGACAGCTGGAACAGGCATCACAGGCGGTGGCACATCAGGTGCGGTGACAATCACAAATGACATGGCAACAACAATAACCGCAGCAGGTGACATCGTTGTTGGCACAGGATCAGGCACATACGATAATTTACCAATCGGTACGACAGCTCAAGTATTGACGGCAGATACAACAGTTTCACCTTACAAGGTAAAATGGGCTACGCCTTCAAGCGGTGGTATGACATTACTTAGCACAACTACTTTATCAGGCGCGACAACACAAACAATTTCAAATATTGACCAAACTTATACAAATCTTTATATTTTAATGACTGGACTTACAAATGCAAATGCGAATGTCTATAAAGCAATTTCACCAAATGCAACAGCTAACATCACTTCATATTTTGGTACTGACGGAAGTGTCAATGTGACAAGCGATGATAATGATTCCATTTATTTGCAGCCTATAAGTTTTCAATCTACTTATAACGATGCAAACAATGTGCATGCCTTGTGGATTTATAATTATTCTAGCTCCTCTACTTATAAAACTTACATGCTCACAGGCTCGGTCTTTAATACTGTGCAAAGACCTTATATTCAAGGCGGCGGCATAATTACAAATACTGCAATTAGCAGTTTGCAATTCTTGGCTGGCAATCAAAACTGGACTGCTGGAACTGTAAAGATATATGGAGTAAAATAATGACAAATCCAATCATAAAAATACACAACACAAACACCGATGAAATAATTGAGCGTGAAATGACTGCTGATGAATATAAAGCGCATCTCATCTACTTAGCAAAATTGACTGCTATGCAAGAAAAACAAACACAAGCAGAAGCAGCCAAAGAAGCAGCACAGGCAAAACTTGCTGCACTTGGTTTTACTGCTGATGATTTGAAGGCACTTGGATTGTGACATTTGCACAAGGCACATTGCCTCGATTGATTCAGGTTGCGCTCGCCGAAGTTGGCACAGCTGAAACTGGAAACAACGAGACAAAGTATGGCAAACACATGAAAGCTGACAAGCTGCCATGGTGTGGGTCATTTCTTAATTGGTGCGCGGATCAAGCTGGTGTGAAAGTGCCAAATGTCGTCAGCACTAAAGCCGGAGCTGAGGCGTTTAAAAAAAACAAACAATGGCACGAAACACCAAAAATTGGTGATTTTGTGTTTTTCGATTTTGTTATCGATGACAAGGTGACAATCAATCACATTGGTTTAGTTATTCGGGCATCGGAAAAACAGATCGTGACTATTGAAGGCAACACGAGCGGTGCCGGAGATCAACGCAATGGCGGCGAAGTCATGGTGAAATCAAGAACTTTGGGAGCAAGGTCATTTGTTGTTGGCTACGGCCGACCAACTTATGCCCCGTTTTCGGGTGATTTGCCCGACCGACCAAAAGGAGAAAATAATGGATAAAGCAAAAGCTCTGTTGGCATCTTGGGCGCGTAGCTCTGTTGCTGGCATGTTAGCTGTGTGGATGACTGGGAATCAAAATCCAAAAGATTTGGCAATGGGCTTGGTCGCTGGAT